TTGGTCTGACCATCCATGAAGTATTCTTCAGTAATCTGAGTTGTCTCATTTGCAAGACCTAAGAAACCACCTTTCTCTTTGATGTCCTTACTAATGTATGCAGTCTTAGGATCGTTTGCTTTAAAAGAAATCCTATATCCATCTTTAGTCACCTCTGCCTGATAAGTAGAGTAATCTGTTGTAGGAATATTAATCGTAGGTAATGGTGCTTCTTGTTGTCTAGACACAAGTAAACCTATCATCCCTATATGAGATAGACCAAAAAGACTGCCTACCAGACCTAATGATATCCATTTTAACTTGTTCATTGTTCTAGAAAGGTAGAGGTATTGCTGGTCCTGTAGTATCTGGTATTGCATCTGTAATACCACTGCCTATGTCAGGCATTACTGAACTCATTACTTTTTCTTTTACACTATCAATGATAGCATCCTTCTGTAGGTATATGAATACACCACTACCAACAACTGTTAATGATACTACACCGCTTAAGATAGCGATTCCGTTAATAATTTTTTGCATGATTACTTAGTGTCTGGGACAATTTTTACAGGACCAGATTCGATCCTTATAGTTTGAGCAGGTGCAGTCTCTGCTGCCTTAGCAATAAGAAACTCCATATCTTTTTTAGATATGTTAGCACTACCACCACCATCAGCACCCTTCTTCTTACCACCAGCTTGAACGCCAAATGTAGCTAAAACCCCAGTAAAAACCGAAGCTATAAAAGTTGGATCGAGTTTCTGCTCTGGTATTTTAAGTGCTTCTGGTAACTTAACGTATGCAAGAGTTAAAATTCCTCCTGCCCAGACCAACACAGCCAATCTCACGAATGTAGAAAGAATAGCAAGTTGTTCTTCTTTGTCATCTGCAGCATCTTTTAGTTTACCGAGAAAACCTTTTGGTTTTTCCTCCTTCACTGGAGGAGTTTTTGGTTCTGCCATAGTAGAATATTATAACCTTATTATATATAAGGATACTTCGTCCTTATTTCGGCAACCTTTGAGTCATAGTCTGCCTGTGTTATCTCACCTCTTTGTACTTTGAAATACATTGGGTCTGCTTCTCTAACGTATGCTCTCCTCCTCATTTCTTTATTATATGCGTTTTCTGCTTCAATGTCTGTTGTCTTTGCAGTTTCGTTAACCAAGTCCTCATCAATTTCCATAGGGACTGTGGTGCTTACATCCATATCAAACACTCCGATCCCTTCTTGAATCAAGAGTTTTTTGTCTGGATATGCAGCTTGAATTGCTTTAAAGTTATAACCCATTAGTTTGGTTTTACCTCCATTGCACTGATACGACTACCGCCTGTGTGATTCCAATTTTGATCCCGACTACCAGCAGGCCAGGCATATTCTTGGTTGAGATAGTATCCATCTGTGGATGACCCCTCAACAGTAAAGTGATATGTAACTGGAGATGTTGTGCCAGGAGTGTCTACATATTCTATATTTATCATATTCATGATATAAGAATTAGTTCCATTACTAGCAGTTCCACCCCAATAAGCGATGACAGCGGTTCTATTTCCTATTGCACCTCCTTGTGGAGGTGTTAGGAGTGTAGCACTACCACCTACAGTTCTCCTTACATTGTAAGACCAATTTTCATCTGTGCTTAGTTGGTCATATGTTATGTGTCCATGTATCCAAATTTGACTATTTGAATTAGTAGGAGTAATGGTTACACTGAATGGAAAATTTGTGTGAGTTTGATAAGAGCTAGTAAATACTGTTGGAGTTGTATAGTAAGTTGTTTTAAAGTTTGGTCTAGCATCAATACCACCAGTGATGGCACTAGCTGGTATGCTAGAAAGACCCGCTCCAGAACCACTGAACTGTGTAGCGTATAACTGACCTGTATTAGAGTTAAAATATAAATTAGATCCAGTCTTCAAAGCCTGATCACCTGTTGCAGCCGTAGCATAAACAAGAGAACAACTAGTATCTGTTGATTCATCGGTGAGAGGAACTTTATCTGCAACATCGGCACTAGATGCAGTAGTGGCACTTGTCGCATTACCACTGAATGATGATGCAGTAATGATACCAGTTGCGTTAATGTTTGTTGGTTTTAGAGTTCCTGTTACAGAGTCAAAGGTTAAGTTAGTTCCTGTTCTGGCAGCCTGATAACCTGAGGCCGAATTAGTATACAACACACTACATGTTGTATCTGTAGATTCATCGACAACTGCAATGTTATTTGACTGTGAGGCAGTGGTGGCAGTCCCTGCTGAAGTGGCAGTGTCTGCATTTCCAGTTAGAGGTCCACTAAATGATGTTGCAGTTACAACACCAGTAGCATCAATACCACCAGCTAAAACTTTAATACCTGTTCTTGCTGTGATTAATCCAACAGAATCAATATTAGTTACGTCTTCGTATGTTAATGTTCCACCGATTGATACATCACCAGTCACATTTAATGATGTTAGAGTGCCTAGTGATGTGATATTTGGTTGTGCTGCGGTGATTACATTGCCAATCAAGCCACCATGTATATCATTAACATAGGCAGATGTGACACCAGATATAACTGTGTTACCGTCACCTATAATATTTCCGTTCGCTTTGATATCTCCAGTAAAGGTTGAGACACCAGTAATTTCTAATTGATCGTATTGGGTGACAGCGGTTACTGTAACAATACCAGCAGATAAAGGTGATACTGTCGAACCATATCCAAAATTAACACTAGCAGCAATACCAATGTTAGTACCATTATCCTTAATAACAATACCACTAGATGCAGCAACAACTCCTGTGAGTTGAGATCCGTCACCCTTGAAAGTTCCAGTAGCAAGACCAACAACAATATTAGGACTTCCAGTTAGTCCTTGAGCATTGACTGCGAGAGTGGCGATACCAGCAGTGGTTGCATACCCAGCTATAGTCGATACACCAGCGAGTTGGGCATATACTGCTCTCTCAGAATCTGTAGATAGACCAGCCTTAAAGGCATAAGTTCCTAGTCCAGCAGTGTGAGCGTACCCAGCCGTTCCTGTGATGTCACCTATGACATTACCAGTAAGACTAACAGCAGTTATTTCATTAACAGTAATACTAGGAGTTGCAGTTAGCCCATATGCAAGAGAGGAACGAACAGATGATGTTGCCGTACCAGTAAGACTACCTGTAACTATACCAACAACATTACCTGTTAGATTTCCAATAAAAGTTTTACCAGAAATTTCAACAGGAAGTTGAGAATTAGATAAGTTACCTGATGTAAGGTTATTTAGATTTGTGTAATATGAAGCATCCTGTCCTCCAAGTTTATTGGAGTCACTACTAATACCAGAAGTTTTGGCGAAACTAACTAGATTACTAGTGTCACCAAAGACTGAGTATATTTCATTAAAGTTTTCATTGACCTTTGTGGCTCCCTGTCTAAGGGTGTCACCAGTTCCATCATTACTTGCGGAACCAACGCCAATAGATTTCTTAGTCATTCTCTATAAGACTACTACTTTATGAAGTATTTAGACTATAATTTAAATCCGCTGAATTGGTTCTTCTTGATATCTTGTTTGATACCACCAACAACGTAGGATTCAACCTCTGTTTCCTGTGGTGCAACCTGTAATCCCTTAGACGAGATCCAGTGTTGTGTCCAAGGCAATGGATTGTTCTTCAATGGTTGATCATAGATTGGATCAAACCCAAGAGCTTTCATTCTCTTGTTAGCAATCCATTCAACATATTGATTGAGTAGTTTGTCATTCAAACCGATCATAGAACCACCACTGAACAGATACTCTGCCCATTCTTTCTCTTCTTCAACGGCATTTTTGAACATGCCTATTACATTATCCTTTTCCTCTTCTGCGATTTGTTGCATTTCTGGATCATCACCATCAGCCCACTTCTTGAGAATCTGTTGTGTGAGAACTAAGTGCTGGTTTTCATCCCTACTGATGAGGGATATAATTTTTGCACTTCCTTCCATGAGTTTAAGCTCACCGAAGGCGAAAGAGCACGCGAAGCTAACATAGAATCGTATTCCTTCCAGAATGTTAACATTCGCAACTGCTCTGTAAAGTTTTCTTTTGAGTTCATGTATTGTCCATTGTGATGAAGGTGAATCTTTCCAGTCTTTATCCCACATGTTTCCCTGCCCATACTGTTGGGCTTCATTGATAAAGTCATCGTATGCTGCTGTTACAGAGTTTGCTCTCTTTAAAATCTTTTCATCATTTAGAATCGTGTCAAAGACTTCTGCTGGATCTGGATACACGTTCTTGATAATATATGTATAGGATCTAGAATGTATAGTCTCCATAAATTGCCACACATTCATAGCACCTTCCAGTTCAGGCAAGGCACAGTATGGAGAGAATGCCATACCAGGACCACGACCCTGCACAGAGTCCAAAAGGATCTGATACTTTAAATTGGAAGTAAAGATGTGTTTCTGTTCTGGTCTTAGTGATTGGAAGTCAGCTCTATCTTTCTGTAGAGAAACCTCCTCTGGTCTCCAGAAATACCCTAGCATTTGAGTTGTTAGTTTATCAAACACTGGATACTTATATTCATCATATCTTTGGACTCCAAGTGGAGCACCAAAGAACATTGGTTGGGTCTTCGTATTTACATGCTGTTTGTTGAAAACAGTCATTCTCTCTACTTTTTTAGATGGTGCAGCTGTCACACTCTTGCTCCTCTGATAGTTCTGTGAATAGTTTTTCTAATTGGGGTTTCGCATCTTCAATGTCTACATCATCACTCTTCATATCATAGGTATTCTGATAGTATGAGGTCTTCCAACCATATTTGTATGTAGCGAGAAGATCCTGTGCCATAACAGAAATAGGCACTTCATTATCTGGATACTGGGTTGGATTATAACTCCAGTTCCCACTGATGGCCTGATCAAAGAACTTCTGCATTACTGCAACTACCTTGATATATCCATCATTACCTTCCATATCCCATAGTAGGGTATAGTTATTTTTCAAATGTCCATAAGACGGAACCACTTGCTTAAGAGGTCCTTTCTTTGATTTTTTAATGGACAGGTAGTCTCTAGGTGGTTCGATTCCATTGGTTGCATTTGACACAACGGAACTGCTCTCTGAAGGCATCTGTGCGGACAGAGTGCTGTGCCTGAGTCCGAACTCTTTGATAGCTTCCCTAAGAGTATCCCAATCATGGTTCAATCCTACCTGAGTAATCTCATCTACATCTCTTTTGTATGTATCAATCGGTAGGATTCCATCTGCATATTTTGTGGATCCAAAATCAGGACATCTACCTTTTTCTTTTGCGAGTTGATTAGATGATCTCAACAGATAGTATTGGAATGATTCAGTAAGTTTATGTACCGTATCCCAGGCACCTTGTGAGTCGTACTTGTATCCATTCTTAGCAAGATAATGTGCAAGACCAATGAAACCGATTCCAAGGGATCTACGACCCAATGTGGCAAGTTCCGCCGCTTTAACAGGATAGTCTTGATAGTCAATCAACTCTTCTAGAGATCTCACAGAGAGGTCACAAAGGTCTTCCAACTCTTCTAGTCTAGTGATCTTACCCACATTGATGGCAGATAAGATACAGAGTGCAATCTCACCGTCTATTGCATCAATATGTTGGAGAGGTTCTGTAGGTAGAGTGATCTCTTGGCAGAGATTACTCATACTTACCTTATCCTTGAAGGAAGAGTGTTCATTACAGTGATCAATATTCATGATATAGATACGACCTGTCTCTGCTCTCTCCTTAAGAAGAGACATTATCAGTTTTTGAGCTCCGATTGTGGTCTTGGGGATGGATTCATCCAGTTCGTAACGGCAATATAACTCATCAAAGTCAGGGGTCCCAAAACTCTCAAACAAGTCAGGACAACTATGGGGAGAAAAAAGCGTGATTTCTTTATCTTCGATAAACCTTTCATAGAAAAGTTTTGAGATTTGGATTGAGTAGTCGAGTTTTCTGACACGGTTATCTTCTGTTCCTTTATTGTTCTTGAGAACTAAAATGTCCTCTATTTCTTGGTGCCAGATGGGGAAGTGTACCGTCGCGCTTCCACCTCTGATGCCATTTTGAGTGCAACATCTGACAGTGCTCTCAAACTTTTTAAGAAACGGTACGACACCCGTGTGTTGAACTTCTCCGCCCCTGATCTTACTGTTGATCCCACGGATGCGGCCTGCGTTGATACCGATACCAGCCCTCTGAGCGACATAGCGACCGATGGCCATATCACTACTAAAAATACTATCCAAGGTGTCGTCAACATCAACCAGAACGCAAGACGCAAACTGCCGAATAGGCGTTCGTACACCTCCCATGATGGGGGTTGGGATGTTGATTTTGTGTCGGGAAATGGCATTGTAGTAACGTGTAACGTAATCGAGTCGTGACTCTGGTGGATACTCTGCGAAGATAGTCATTGCAATGAGCAAGTACATGAACTGTGGTGTCTCGTATAAAGACCCAGTACTTCTGTCCTGTACAAGATACTTGTCAACAACTTGTCTTAGACCAGCATAGGTGAACAAATAGTCACGGTCGTGGTCAATAATTTTATCTAAAGATTCAATCTCTGATTTAGAATACTTGGTAAGTATATCACTATCATATATACCCTTCCCAATTCCTCGATTGATCTGATCAATCAGTGTTGGGAGTTCATGAATTCTACCGTATAAGTTCTTACGGAGACCAAAGAGAAGAAGTCTAGCAGCAACGTATTGATAGTTTGGACATTCTAAATCAATCAGATCACTTGCTGACTTGACGAGGATTCCTTGAATTTGAGAGGTGGTAATTCCATCATAGAATTGGATTCCAGATTGGATTTCAACTTGACTTGCGGATACCCCTGCAAGTCCTTCACAAGATAGTTCAACCATCTTGTGCATCTTTTCTAAGTCAAGAGGCTCTATATGTCCAGCTCTCTTGACTACTTTAATACCATTGCTCATACTCGTTTCCAGGCTTGTAATTTTAATTTGGCTTCTAAACCTTGGTAGATATTTGATTCTACCACTCTTTGCACATTTTGTCCACTAAGATACATATCATTTATGTCCTTTTCAAGAATATTCTTAGGGAAGATCACGACTCTATCACCCTTATCGATAGTGGTAGCAAGTCTTTCAACTATTTGTTTATTCCTTGGCTCGTTGTCATATATCCAAACAGGGTTAGTGATTCCCCATTTGTTGACATCACCATCCGCTCCACACATTGCGATTGAATTAGGGATGAATGTGGAGTCAAATGGTCCTTCCGTGACGTAAACAGTTTTTCCAGTATTGATATCATCGAGACCATAAATCTTCGGAGCATCGTCCTCCAACATGATCGTAATGTATTTGATCTTGGATCTAGAGAGCAAAGATCTCCCTTGGTATCCTACAAGTGTACCTTTGTACCTAAGCGGAATGATGATTCTAGGTTCATCATTAGTGACATCATCAAACGTGTGCTTTTGTGCATTAGTCCACTCCTTAAAGTTTTTACAGTAGTACAAATTTTCTAGTATTTTACCAGCAATTTCTCTACTTTCTTCTAGGTATATTCGAGCGGGGTGTGATGTATTTAGACTGGCGATATTTTCTAGATCGATCCGAAATTTGTCTTTAATAAATACAGGTTTTGGTAGGTCAAATTTAGGTACAGGAGTGTTAGATCCCAGTCCCACAGTACCTTTTTTATACCTCTCCATAATATACTGCTTGTGCAAGACAGTATCCTGATCCCGAAGAAAATTAGTAAGTGTCTTAGAAACGCCACAGTTATGACACTTAAAATTATAATCATTTTTTATAGGATATAAGAATCCCCTTGCTTTATTCTTATGCTTACTGGAATCCCCACAGTAAGGGCATCTAAAATTATATAATCCTCTACTCTTCTTTGAAAATCTCTGTAGTCTAGCTGATACTAAACTTATGTATTTGCTGTCTACTAGGTTCAATGTTGACTACTCTTTCGACTCCTAGTATAACAGATGATTGATTATTCTGCAACCCCTGTAGGAGTCTCTGACCCACAGGACTGACCATAACAGATATAACACCAATACCACCAGCGATTGTCCACATCTTCTTCTCCATCATCCTCAGGCGTTCCTCCACCTTTCTTATATCTCTCTCACATCCCTTCTTAATTTCCGTTGTTGACTTATCTAAGTCCTTATGTAATGCTTCTACTTTCTCGAATAGAACTGCATCAATACGATCTTGCTTATCTAACTTCTCATTATGCACAGCAAGAAGTTGACCCATCTTTACAGAGTTATCCTGTAATGAGTCTACTACTTTTTCTAATCTTTCTAGTATGGCAGTGTTAATGTCAGACATTATTGATTGTTGCTCAGAAGTGCCGTCCAAAACTAGGTGTTTATACTTCGTGAGTATTTATGGATTTTATTTTTTCTTTTTATTTGCCGCTTCTCTCCACCTTCTCATTATCATTCCCTTGAAAGGTAGATCATATCCAGCAACAGGACCTTTGGAATCTGCAGCAGAAGTAAAACCACCTGTACCAGCAGTCATCATCTCTTTTAATTCCTTGTAGGTCTTCATAGTTCTTTAAGACATTGTAAACAAGTATCATCCATAGGCACATCATGTAGTGCCGACTTAGGGTACTCAGGGAATCTCCCTAAGTATACAACAAAAGTTTTAACAACAGGCCATAAGTCCTTATCTATCTTAAAAAATAGAAGAGGAGTAGCTGCTTCACCAAAAACATTGTAGAGGATTATGAAATGGTTAATAAGTAAATGGGCTTTCAAAACGCCAGTAGTTTTGTAGCGTTTCAAAAGCCTCTTTACCCATTTGAATCTTTTCAGATCTTCTTCAAA